ATCTTGAAGATCAGGTCACCGTAGTTGTCAATGAGATTGAGGCCGTTGCCGTTGTCAAAGAGGTCGGGATCATAATTGACACTGATGGTGTGAGAATTGCGGCAACGGTTGGTGAGCCGGCGGCATTGGACTTTGAAAGCAAACTGATCCAAACGCAAAATACCCAGGATGCCAGGATCTCCAATCTAGAAAGAACCACAACCGGATTTGGTGTCAACACTACCTATCAACCAGAGGGCGGAACGGCAGGCACACAACCTGTCTTTAGTGGCCCGGGGATCACTGGTAATTTCAACAGATTTGGCAACATGGTTCACTTTACGATCCAAGTTGACTTTACAAACATCACTGATTTTGGCACTGGCCAGTATTACTTGACATTGCCCTATCCGGCCAGGACTGATTACGCATTTGGTGATGGCCGGCTACATGACTTTAGTGGCTCTGATCACTATGCGATCACCGGTGAGGTTGATCAGGGCTCTACACAAATGTGGCTATTTTCAATAGCACCAAATGGCCGTGGGATCGAATTTGAACAAGGCACACCTATCACGCTCACAACAGCAGACAATTTTCACATTGCTGGAACTTACGAAATAGAGGGATAAACAATGGCACAAACATCATGGCCGTTTGAGAACATAGACACAACTGAATCTCAGTTCAGCATCATGTTCCGGAACTTCCAGAACACTGGTGTAAACGGAACCCCAGGCGATAACAACCTTTTGGTTTTTGCTGACGATTCCGGGCTACAGGTTCGTGTTAGAACCGGCCAGGCAATTGTCCGGGGACATTACTACCTAAGCGATGCTCTGGAAACTTTGTCCGTTGACACCGCTGGATCCAATACCAGGATTGATGCAATTGTTCTGGAGCTAGATCCTGCCGCTAACAGCATCACCCTCCAGGTAGTCAAAGGTGAAGAGGCGATCAGCAACCCGGTAGCGCCGGAGCTAACCCAGACTGATGTTGGTGTTTACCAAATGCTATTGGCCCACGTCACAATTCAAAATGCCGCAACGTCAATTGTTGCTGGCGATGTAGATGATGCCCGCCGCTTTATGGGCAACCTATTGGGGATCTGGACTACAGCCACCAGGCCGGCTGATCCGGTTGCAAACTTCACCTTTGGTTTCAACACAACGCTAAACAATCACGAATACTGGAACGGAACCGCCTGGGTTGCGTTTGGTGAGAGCGTTTGGACAACCGCTGGGAGGCCATCTAGCCCGGACATTGGAACAACCGGTTACAACACCGATCTAGAGGTCTATGAGGTATTTGACGGAACCGTTTGGAAAACCGTTGGCCCACCACAATTTGACACTTCACCATTCTTGCTAATGGGTGCTTAGGAAAGAGAGAAAAAACAAATGGCAGTAACTTACAAAGTGCTGGGGCAGGCGGCTCCAGCCAACGTGAATGAGACAACCCTTTACTCAGTGGGTGTTGGTAAGCAAGCTGTGGTGTCATCCCTCACCATTAGCAATGTGACCGACACTGACACAACGGCTACGGTCTATGTAAAGGTGGACAATGCTGGAGCTACAGATGCTAACGCCATTCTAAAGGCAGTTACCATCTCAGCTAATTCAGTGACAGCGCTTACCCTGGGAATCACCCTGGATGAGCTTGATGTGATTTCGGTAAAGTCAGCCACGGCATCAGCGTTGACTTTCATGGCATTTGGACAGGAGCTTAGCTAATGAGCATTTCTCAATTTCCACCAGCGACAACAGGCGGCGGTGGTGCTGGACTACCTATTGGAGCGACAACGCTTGAATTTGGCGGCAAGCTAACTGGCTCTGGGTATTCACACCCAGGCACACTAACCGCCGGTAAATACCTATTTGAAATTGATAACACTGTAAAGGTAACTCTGGGAGATAACAACCAGACATTCTTTGTGAAGCCTGGCGAGACGATTACGATCCCAGCGGATGAGTCAAATTTCTTTGTAGAGCCCAAAGCAGTTTTAGGTGGGCCCGCTACCTTAGTGAAGTCTTACCCATTGCCTGGTATCAAAGACAGCGCAGGATACGGCAGGCTATACGGTGCTCAACACTGGAATGAGAACACCGGATTTGCCGCCTGGCTGGGAGGTTACTATAACAACACCTCTCAGGCTAGAGTTTGGTTTAGAGACATGGATACAGGTGGGTTATACCCAGTAAATTCAGGCACTAGCCAATACCTTTTTAGTAGTGGAGCATCAGGTCAGTATGAGTATGCGGTTGTGGCACTAAACGACAACAATACGGTGCTGGTATTTGCGGAGCAAAATAGCTCATACGCGCGTTTATACAGGTGCGACACCTCTGCTCAAACTGTTGCCTCAACCAATCTAACCATTGGCACTGACATAACCAACAACCCTGTAAATGGTTTTGCTGGAGCGGCCATCTCTGCTGATGGACAGACAATCGTAGTGCCTTACCGTAATCTTCCTTACGCCCTAGTAAGCACTGACGGCGGCGATACTTTTACAGATGTCAACATTGGAGTTACGCCAAGGTCTGCAAATTTCAACAACTCTCACAGCATTTGGTGGGTGCATGACCGTTTCTTCTTGACCACAACAAGCTCGGGTAATTTCGCCCATTCGGTTGATGGCAGCAACTGGACACAGGTAGCCATTGCTGGAGCATCTGGTGACATTCCAAAGCCCGCACGTTCTGCCACTGGAAAGTGGATGTTCGGTAGCGGATCTACCACTAACACTCTTTGGCAAACAACTGATCTGACATCCTTTAGCGCTGTTACTGTTACTTGGCCAACAGCAAGCCTGGCCTGGAACTACGGCTTGGCTTACAACGATGGAAAGTTCATAGTTACTTACAACAGCGGTAGCTTGAACTATCACATGGTCAGTGAAGATGATGGTGTGACTTGGTTCAACGTTACGTCTGACACCGATGGCTACGGCAATGATCTAAGCGGCACTAATCTTTGGTATTACAACGGATCCCTTAGATACACCAGTTTTTCAGGTCAGGGATCCTTTACCCCTGTTTATTGGGATGCTTTGTGGAATAAGTGGATCATGGGCTGGATGCCAAACAACACCGATAGCAACAGGCATGTCAGGCCTGCTATGAGCATGAACACTGACAACTATTTACGTTGGCATTGGGGCGATAGTTCTCAGTTGCTTGGTTCGCAACTAATCTATGATGATGAAGAGAATAAGACATACTACGCAATCAACCCTTATGCAAACGAATTGTCAACAAGCGTTGAGTATGACGAAGCAACAGGTGATTTCAAGACCCTACCGGAGGGCAGAACCGGTAATGGGGATTGGGAAACAACTGGAACCGTTAGCACCTATGGTTGCGCAAGACTTAGTGAACCAGATGCAACTAATGGCATAACTAGTGTGTTTTTGCATTACCACGATGATGGCCTCTACTATAGCTATGACATTGATGCAGTAATTCCGACATTTAGTAGGCAGCAAAGTTGGACAAGGGGCATAAACGCCAGAATGATTCAATGGCCAGATGGCTCCGTCAACGGCTTTACCGGAACAAATAACACCAGTTACGTGCGGAACATCTATTTCCGCAAATACAACAACGGCCCTACAAGTATTGGTATTCAGTTCAACTTATTCAATTGGGGAACTGGAACAAGCGATCGTGAAGATGATGTATGGAACAGTATGGGTCAAAGGCCGCTTATTCTAGACATCAAGGAAGATACAGGAACGTATTCAGTTGCCGCTGGCCAGTATGCATACTTTGATGCAAGCTACCCAACAACCGGCAATAATCTAAACGCTAATTCGGAATCTGGCTTGCAAGTAACGGGAGGAACAGGTGCTTTATCTTGGCGTTATTACACTGGCACTAGCACCGGTAACTATGACCCTGGCTTGAACATCTCATTCAACAACGGTGCGGCCTGGGCCAAGGTAGCTGGGTTCCAAGAGTATCTATACGTGTTCAAAGCAATAGAAATTGAATCTGAATACTACTTTCTTGTGCGTGCCGGCACAACAAAGGTTGGTGTTTACAAAGCCGAAGATTTCATAGCTGGTAGATACCCAGAACTCTTTTCTATTGGGTTTGACAATTCAGATAAATTCTTGGCTTACTACTACGCATCTACGAACAAGGGTGGCGGTTTATACAGGCCTGATTTGGGAGATGATTTGTATCATTTGAATGGGGTATTCCTATACAAAGTGTTTGGCTCAACATCAAAGCCAGATACAAATCTATTTGTCTATAACGCAAACAACGAGGTGCTCTAATGAACTACACATACGAAATCTCTGAGGGTCATGTAACAATTATGGAAGATGGCAAGGCCATCATCACATGTGGGGTGTTTCCAACTGAGGAAGATGCCCAGGTGTTTGTTGATGAACAATTGGCTATCTTGGCTGATGCTCAAGCAGAAGCAGAGGCTAAAGCGGCAGAGCTAGAAGCCTTACTAAATCCAGAGCTACCAGTAGAGCCTGAGCCAGTAGATCCTGAAATTGAGGATCCCGCTTTGGAGCCTGAGGCATAACAATGACTGATCAGCCGGTAACCCAGAAAAGCACCCAGTCACAATTACTCTGGGCCCTGGTGCAGGACATGGCAGAGATCAAGGCCACAATCAAGATGGTTCAAGATCATGAGGAACGGATCCGGGAGCTGGAAAAGGCCAGGTGGCAGACCGCCTGGATCACAGCCCTGGCATCCGCCTCAGCCACCGCCCTGGTCGTTGCATTTGTTACAACCGCCCTTGGATCGTAATGACCTGGCAACACCCATTTCCTAAGAACACCATCACCAGCAAGTTTGGATCCATGGCTAGGCGCAAAACGCCTCACCGTGGAACTGATTATGCTCCCGGAGCTAAAGAGCTGATTCCGGCGGTCACTGATGGTGAATGTGTGGATGTTACCTGGTCAAATTGCCTGGGGTGGGTCATGATCCAAAAAGCCTCCACCGGAAAGCACTACATTGGCTATTGCCATCTGTCATGCGCTAGGCATGGTATTGATTGCCAGGGGCCAAAAGATCACCCGGACGGCTCAACGTGCATGGTGCGCCTAAAGCCCGGTGACTATCTAAAGATGGGCGATCCGGCAGGGCGTTGCGGAAATACCGGTCGGTGTAGCAGGGGCGCTCATTTGCACCTCACCTTAGGCACGTCAAAAAAGTCACCGTTCTATGGCCGGGTTTATGACATTGCAAAATTTATAGATAGGCAGACAAATGGGATACAAAGACAAAAAGAAACCAGGAAAGAAAAGGCCAAGAAAGTAGTCACATGCCCTACTTGCAAGCGACCACTATAAAGCGCTGGGCCAAGGGCATCCTAGATGGAGCCTTTTTCCTGGGCGGTGAAACAAAGACTAGATCAGACAACTGGAGATTCAGGAGGCGGCTGATCTTTGGCGCTTACCGCCTGTCCGTTGCCATGATCGTGTTTGGGGCGATAACCTTTTTTTGGGACACCGGCGTTAGCAATAACCTGGTGACCGGAGGCATTGCATTACTTACGATCATTGTGACGGCCTACACCGCAACAGCTACCTATGAAGATGTAAAGAAAAGAGGAACCACCAATGACAATCTTGAGCCGTGAATTCTGGTCATTTGCCGGAGAGAGAGCGATCAAAACATTCGCCCAGGCCGCACTAGCAACTTTGGGCGGTGGAACCGTTGGCCTGTTGGCCATTGATTGGGTAGGAGTGTTTAGCGTTTCAGCCGGAGCCGCCGTGCTGTCAATCCTGACATCCATTGTGACCAAATCCAAGTAACTCATAGAATCAAAAAAATGCCCCCTGGCTTATTGCTGGGGGGCTTATTTTTTTTTGTTTGTAACGGTGTTACTTGCTACGTTACTAACGGCGTTTCAATCGAAGCCGTTGTTTATAGGTTAGGCCGCCCCAGATCCCAAACACCTCATTTGTTTCCAAAGCGTATTCCAGGCACTGATTTCTGATCGGACATGCCTGGCAGATTTTTTTTGCCTGGCTAACCTTTTCGCCCTTTTCCGGAAACCATGCCTCCGGATCTGCCTGAGCACACGCCGGTGTTCCGTGTTCATCAATAGCATCCTGGAGATCAAACCAGGCCCTGGGTAATTGGAGCTCAGAAAACATTTTCTTTACATCCAAAACAGATTTGGGTTTCAGGGGTAACCCTCCAGCCGGCCATCCTGGCCCGCACCATTGCGGCCGGTATTGTCCGGGGAAGATCACCAACAACTTGCTCAGTCAATCGTGTTTGGCATGCATCACATGTGATCTCTGCCACGTCATCATCTCTCTGTTGCAACATTGAAAAATGTCCTATCTATCAAGTAGGGTCACAGCATGACACATTTAGAAATAGAAAATCAAATTGTGGTTGCCCAGCACCTGGGAACCTTTGCATGCAACTCACCGGAATGGCACGATCTACGCCAGGGCCATGTTGGCGGATCCCTGGTTGGAACCATTGCCGGACTAAACAAATGGGAAAGTCCATACACCGCCTGGGCCAAGTTCACCGGACAAATTTCAGATGACATTCCTGACAGCCCGGCAATGGAATGGGGCCGCCGCCTGGAGAGCGTGGTGCTTAGCAAATTTGCTGACGAACACCCGGAGCTTCGGATCCTGGACGAAGTTGGAACCTGGCAAAACCTGGAGCGGCCATACCAGATCGCAAACGTGGACGGCCTAGCGGTTGAGCCAGATGGATCACTAAGCGTTGTTGAGATCAAAACGGCCAGGGTGGCGGATGACTGGCTTGATGGGCCACCGCTTTATTACCTCACGCAAGTTCAGTGGTATCTAAGTTGCCTGGGGCTATCCAAGGGCTATGTTGCCGTGCTGATCGGCGGATCTGACTACAGAGAATTTGAGATCCCGGCTGACCCATTTCAGCAAGATGCTGACATTGCCCTGGTTGAAAGATTCCTGGAGTATTGCGATCAGAATCAGGCCCCGGATTGGGACGGATCACAAAGCACCTATGAAACAGTGCGCCGTATGCACCCGGAGATCCATGATCAAGAGGTTGAGTTGGGATCCCTGGGCCAAAACCTACTAAAGGCCCTAGAGCTGGAATCTGATGCTAAAGCTCATGTCAATGAACTAAAGAGCAAAGTGATGGATAAGATGAAATTTGCTAAGCGTGGATTGGTTGACGGCCAACACCTGTTTAGCAGGCAGGCCAGGCAGACTGGTGCGCCGTATCTAGTAACAAAGAGAGGATGACAAAGTGAGCGAAAACCACCAAATGGAGCTCCACAACCTAAAGATGGGAGATCTTATTGATCTAACCATTCCAGGGCCTGAGAGCACTTATGTAGTCGGAGAGATTGTCGGGGTTAGGGCTGATTACTTTAGCCCGGACACCATAGCAATTTTGATCCGTGGAATTGATCTCTGGATAACAATCACCGATGACATGAGAGTGAGCCTGGCTGATGTCTGATTACAAGGGCCCACTGGATTACATTGATGTAGCAACCAGGATCATAGAATTCCGCGAGAAGTATCCCCAGGGATCTCTGACCCAGGTTGATCTAAAATTCATTAGTGATTTTGCCGGCAAAGATTGGGTTGTTTACACGGCGGCCGCATACCGGTCACCGGATGATCTACAGCCCGGCATTGGAACGGCATGGGAACCTGTCCCAGGGCCCACTAGGTTCACCAGAGATTCTGAGGTTCAAAACGCTGAGACAGCGGCCTGGGGCCGTGCAATGGTTGCGGCACTCGCCGTTGACACCAAGAAAGGCATAGCTAGTTCCGAAGAGGTTAGAAACCGCCAAGTTGAGATCCGTGATTATTTATCTGAGGCCGCTAAGGCTAAGGGAGTAGATGATCTACGCCAGATCTACAATGAGGCCCGCCAGAACAACGCACCCAAAGATGTTCTGAGCTCAATTACCGCAATGGCCGATGGACTTTCAGAGTAGGAAAATTCTGACCGCCGCAATAGAGGAAAAGCGGGAGCTGGTTCAGATGCTTTACGAAAATGGCAGGGCTGATGATGGGGAATCAGAATACGCCGAACTAAAGCATCTGGGTCAGCGCCTGAGAGAGGCAATAAATGGAAACCCCAGGTCAAGTGATCAAGGAACTGGACAGGATCCGGAGCCAGAGTGAAAAGGGCATTGCCCTGCTAGCTGAGGCTGAACAAAAATGGCTGGAGCTAGACAGCCAGGCCCAACAGATTGAGGCCAAAGAATTTCTAAAAGCCCAGGGAACGGTGACTGATCGCCAGGCCCTGGCAAAGCTAGCGAGTGCCGATGCAAAGTTTGAGGCAGATCTGGCCAAGGTTGAGCTAAACAGGATCAAGGCAAAGATCAAACATCTAAGCGAGAGCATGATGGCCGTGATGGCGGCCGGCAAACTTATTGAAATGGAGTGGAGGACTAGCAGATGATCGGATGGATCCAGGATCTAATTCAGGCCCGCCGGGAGCGCAAGATCATTGAGCAAATGATAAACGACCACCTGGCAGAATCAGGCGATAATGCCTTGTGCCGTGTATGTGATGATCATTGTGAGCAATGCGTTTGCGGGTTCCAGGATTGTGACTAAAAAAGAATTTGCTAAGTATCTCCGGAGAGATCGCCATTGCTACCATTGCGGCCTCCAGGATGACACCTTAGTTCCACAACACCGGAGAAACCGTGGCATGGGAGGCTCTGTAAGCCGTTCTAACGCCTCCAACGTAGTTGTGGTGTGTAGTCAGTCCAATGGGATGTTTGAAAGCTCTGAGGCTGCATCTAGGGCCGCTCAAAAGTATGGCTGGAAATTGAGGGCCGGCCAGGATCCCCTGGACACGCCGGTGTTTGATGCCTTTGAGGGCATTTGGTATTTGTTGGACGATAATTTCAACCGATCGGAGATCAAAATTTAGAAAGAGGAAACCCCTGGGCTACAAAAGAGGAACCCAGGGGCTGGAGGATGACTACCCACCGTGTCATCACCCATAAATAATAACAGCAAACAATGGAGGATAGCCGCAAATGCCACTGATTCGTGGACATCATTTTTTTGACAATCAGTTCACCAAGATCCCAAATGATTGGGTGCGTGATGGTGATCTCTCGCTAAAGGCTAGAGGCCTGTTAGCTCTACTCATGAGCCATAGCCCTGGCTGGGAGGTTTCCGTTGGATCTCTGATCCAGCACGGCCAAGAGGGCCGGGATTCAATCAAGTCAGCCGTGGCAGAGCTAGAGGCCTCCGGTTACCTAAAGAGGGAGCAAACCAGGGATGCCGGTAAGTTCGGTGAGGCCGTCTGGATAACCCAAACACCGATAGCGGGAAAACCGTTGACGGAAAAACCGTTGACGGATAAACCGTTGACGGATAATCCGCACCCTAAGAAGAACATTATTAAGAAGAACAACTTAAAAGAAGAGGGCCCTCCCC